ACCTGTAATGCCAATCTGATAACTACTGAGCCCTAACCGTTTTCGGGTGCCATATGCTTCACTACTCAATCCCTCTCTGGGAATGTATTTTCTTGCACAAAGATTCCATTGATATCTTGCAGTCGTATTCTCAATCCGTGAATTCTACGTCTCCTGTGGAGTTCGAATTTTGTCATGTCTTTTCTGCTGTTGTGGGTTGTCCATGTATGTAATGTTAGATGAGTGTAGAGATAGTTGGTGGTTGTGTCGTGCCTCGGAAAGTGGTCGTACAAATCTAGAAGTCAGTTAAACATGCAATGGCAAGTCTTACTGGTTTAATTTTCAATGTGTTAGGTATTTTTAACGATAGCCATTTACGTTTGCTATGTTGGGGTATATAAAAGATTGAAAATATTTAAACCTGAACTAGATATTTCGTTTTGTACAAAGAAGGCCGGTACTTGTATGGTGCGGGGTAATTGACGCGACATGTGTTTTTGTTTGCTATTCAAAGTATTAATCATATGCAGTGGTGTTTTGTAGGTGTTTTATTTGCATATTCGGCTTGTTCCAGGCCTTGTGTTCGTATACAGAGAAATCATCGCAATCATCTAAACATGAGCATGCCGCTTCCTGCCATCAACTTCAATTAACAAGCATTCATACATGACTTTCCGTTCGGATTGGGTAAGAGTTTTAATTCTGGGCGCTCAATTTATCAGTTGTTGAGATAGCATGGCTTTTTAGTTAAGATTGGTGTTACAGACAAAAGGGGAGCCGATTGTTGTTGTGGTTAATATATATGTGAGTGTTTGGAAACTCGTGGTTAATGCTGTTTGGAATGGTCTGTCCAACATTCTCTAATGGAACGTATGTATACAGCTTTAACATACTCAGGGTTATGTTGTATCAATAAAATGTTGTTTGATATTTTAAATAATTATTCGCCTTTAAAGTGATAATATAAAAATGTGTAAAAGTGGGTTTTATTGAATAATTCCATGTTTATGTGGTGTTTTATGTGGTTATATAGTGGTGTTGAAATATAAACATGCTAACTGTATGGATTACTAAAGTTTTGATATATTAAGTTGACTTGGTTAGTAAGTTTTGTAAAGTAAATCCATATAATATATAATGCAATAAGGCAAAAGCCATAGTACAAAATGGTAAATATGTAATATAAAAGATGAGCAAGTTTGTATGAATATGTGATAATATTAGCAGTGATATTGTACATCCGGCGAAGCTTGTTAGAGCGATTAATGCCATCAATAAGATTTTCCGATGGGTAGTAGTTGGATGCTTCCGTGGTTGTCCCTTGGAAGTAGGGGGATGTACGAGAGGGGACGCTTTCCTTTGGAGGGGCTTGATTCATACAGAAAAGCAACCTTAGCATAGATAGGAATAAGATAAACCCAAGTAAACAAAGTGAATAGAACCAAAAGTGTGATATTTGCTGCCACGAGGTCGCGAAACCAATAGTGGGGGTCTAGGTATTTTGATGAATCAAGAGAACATTTAGCATCTCGATCCATAACATCTATCACACTTGTGTAATTCTTAGAATGGGGGCAATAACAGCTTTGAACACCATTTATGCTTTTGCAATAGGTGTATCCCATAGAGGTACAATGTTGTGAGGCATTTGATTCACAAAGGGTAGGGGTTGAATTGGTTGGAGCATCATCTGCTAGTGCTGAACCAATGAAAGCTAGGCTAAGGAGGATGAAACTTGCTGGCTTCATTATTAAAATTTGGGGTTTATATTTCGGTAGTAGTAGTATGATCATATTATTCTGAATAGTTTAAGTATAAACAAAACGAGGACTCCAATTATGATGTAAAAATATATAGGGGTTTCTGAATCTATAGAATGCATATTATTAATTAATTGCAAGATTCGTTGATTTTCTAAAAGAAGTTTCTTATATTTCATATCGAAGTCGTTCCGTAGTGTTTCATATTGCTGAGTTAAATTTTTGTCTTGACTACTATCAATAAAGAGGTCTTGATAATTGTGTATATTAGTGATTATAGGAGTTATATCGCGGTTGTAAAATTCTTCAAGTTGTTGAACTTGAGAGGGAAATGTATAGAAATTGGGATCATCGGGATGAAGGCCACCATGTATGAATACATTATTGTTTGTTATATCCGAACATGAAACGAAATCTGCAGCATTGAATACATAGCCAGGTATCTGTATTGATGAATTACAAGTAAGCATCATAACAGAACCAGTCAATCCAGTGCTATTTGAGGGGCCATGGTTTAGTGAGTAAGAGGTATTGCGTATAAAATATACAGTGTGTGGTGGGATAAACATGGCTTGCTGTACGTTTTTAGTTGGATTAGTGTACAAATTTGTGATTCGATGTAGTGTTTTAAGATAGTGCTGGCCACAATACCAATAATTTTCACCTTCACGGCAGAAACCAGTGAGTGGTGTTTCTAGGCAATAAAGATCAGTGCAAATTGCTGAGCCCTGATATTGATTGTATGTGACGTGTGTCAAATTAATTCCAATGGGAAGAGCGGATAGCGTTGAATGCCAATATTTAGTATCATATTCATAGTGTATTCTCGTTATGGGGATGTAAACATCAAATTCTAAATCATAGAAATTGATTCCGGTAACATTTAAGTAGCGTACAACACCATATGAATATGGGATGTAGTTGCCAATAATGGGAATAGTGAAACCATATGCTTTAAGCTTATCCAAGAGTTCTTGGTTAAATGAATGCATATGTTCAGAGGGAAAATGATAATGTTGTTGAATGGAATTAAGGGTTTCTATATATGAAAAGCGATAATCTACTATAGTCTGATATACACGAAAAAGCGAATTAGTGTATGACAAGATGATTGAATTGATGTTAATTTGAGATGTTTGAACGTTTGTTGTATTACGAACTTGTTCAATCAAATTATTTATGTCAGCTATATAACGCGCTTGATGATTATTGATGTCATTGACAAGTTGAAGAAGTTGATTATAATGGAGGTTCGTTCGGGCATTAACGATTGTAAGCTGTTCTTGAAGATTATGTATCAACTCAGTATTTTGCAGGGAAAAATTTTGAATAGCGTGTAAATTTGATTTTAGTGAGTCAACATCTATATTAGTTGTGCACTCACCACCTAGAACTTTAGCTGCACTAGATACTAGTGGCCAGCCGCATACATAGGAAGAATCCCAGCGCTTTTGACGTCGGTTTTCTGCCTTTAGTACGAGAAAATTTACTTTATTGCAAACTTGATAACTAGTATCATTGTAGGAACTGATTTTTAAGTCATATCCTACTGAGTTGCAAAATGCTATAGAGGAATTGTATATGCTCTCACTATAATTAGGGAGAAATATACTAGCTTGTGCAAATTCCGAGGGACATATAAAAGCCCAGACTTGTTGTCGAGTTAAGAATTTTAGATCTTCTATATGAGTTAGCCAATAACTAGCTAAAGCTTCATATTCATAAGAGCCTTCGGTAATAATTTCTTCAAATATTTGGCCTATGGTTTGAATAGGTGAGCCTGGTTGTGTAACCTCTATAGGGCATGGTGAAGTGGGATATAAGAAGATGCTGAAAGGATGTGTTACAGGGGTTATACCTAAATAACCAAACAGAACACGAAAGGCTTCAATTAGAGGTTGATATGGAGTTCTAAAATTCAATGCGAGTTGCTCGAAGGATTCTTTATATTTTATAGCACTGCTATAAAGGTCAGTACCAAAATTATATTTCAATGTGGTCTTCAGGAAATCATCCACTGCAATGAGTGGTTTATTATATGAAACAATATGGTGTGTTTTCAAATCTATGCGGGTAAGCGAATGTGTTGTGTTAAGCATTGATAACAAGAGTAGGCTGTGAATCAGTATCGAATGCAATCTTGGTGCGAGCGAGGATTGCGTTGAATGCGTCAGAAAGGTGCTGTAGGTAGGCATTCTTTTCATCTGGTTGGAGGTTTTTGGGAGTGAGGATGGCATTGCGAGCAAGGGAGGAATCTTGGACAAAGACGCCGACCGCAAATGTTTGGACATATTTGCTGTCATCTTCATTTTGGATTCGGTAGTAAGCTTGGTCAACTCTTGAGGCCATTTTTGGCTTGAAGAGGAATTGTACAGAGGATCCATTTTTCTCGTTACGTCTCCATCCCATGTGGTTTCTAGCATCAAACTCGGTTCCAATTTTGTAAAGGACTCCTTTGGTCTCTGTGTAGTTGGGACCAGTTGCGGTTGGGAGCTTGGATTTACCATTAGATTGCTTAGGAGGGGATTGGTTTGTTGGCTGATTCTTAGTTGATTTATTATTGGTGCTTCTGGCTTGCCCATTTCTATTGCTAGGAACGGGGTTGACAGGTTGACGCTTTTGTTTGGGGTTTTGCTGAACCCGCGGATTAGATTGTTTATTTTGCTTAAGCTGGCTTGAGCTGTTTCCAGCATTAGATGGGTTATTAGCAGCAGGCATTTTAGAGTGATCATATAAGTGAAGGTATGCTAAGGAAAGTTATTTGGGAGAGTATCTGAATACATCAAGTCTAGACCTGATAGTGGGATGTAATATGTTGTGAGTCATTGAGTACCAATGTTTGCGTAACTCATTCCGCAGATCATGTGATGTCCAGCCATTTACGGGTGGCTTACGGTTGTTTGCGAAGACTATCCATAATTCTGAGGAGCAAGTTACAACATTCAAATTACACACGCGTACGTATGTAAAGTTTTCAGACAGGGTTTCAAGTTGTTGTATGGCTTTTTCTGTAGCCATTCTACTAGTTATTTTCATAATTAGTGTTCCTGATTGCTGAAGATACTTGTTAGTGTATTCTATTAACTCTGGGATCCATTCTACATCGGAATGGATGTCGGAAATAATTAATTCGGTGTTAAATCCTTTCGGTAGCATATCCTTTAGTAATAATTTATAGTGGGTGTCATCATTCCTCTTCAAACGTGGATCAATATTGATGATTTTGCTTTGTTTGAGGTATTTTCTGAATTCATTAGCGAGTATAGTATCGCCATTAAAACCAGCTGCTCCAGGATGGATAATGGGCAGATTTTTATTTAATGTGGTGCGATGTGTGTATAACATACTATCTTGTAGTATGCTGAGGATTCCTAAAGCTTTGTTTAGCATATGGCCAGGGGGTGAAATTTTCCTTGTTTCGTAACCGGGTATTAAAAGTTGTGTATGATTCCAGTTAGAAGGAGCTTTTTGGAGATTGCTGTGGTTGCTTAAAGTTGTTGGTCCAGTTTTTATGAATTGATATCCATATTTTGTGGCTTTAGAGATGTCGCTAATGATTTGCATCTGATCGTAATGACCGTCACATATGAAAGTGTGAAAGTCTTCGTTTGAGGATGATTGTATTATACAAGCTGGCATTGATGTGTTGTCTTCTATTGACAAATGGTGTGGCGTGCGATTCGTTGTACATTGTGAATTATAAAATTCTGTTTTGAATACGTCGTTTCCAGATATTGGCTGGAAGGCATGGAGGTATTTGGCATGTTTACTATTCAGGTATAAACATAAACCAGTGGCGCCTAGCTTGTAATAGTGTTCTTTATTAATGTCGCTGAAAATGTATGAAGGTTTTGAAAAGCCTCCGGTTTTATACCAGTGACTATCGAAATAAATATGCTCTTGGGCATCGCATAAGTGGGTATTCATGTTATTCTGTGGGTTATTTTTCCCTTGGTTTATGTCGATGTTATGTAGAGCTTGTTTTAATGGTTGTTTACCGCAACCCATATTACAGTGGGTGATAGAGGTCTCAGAGTATTTTGCATACCAGTGTTTTTGTAGGTCACGTCTTAATTTACACATTTCTGGATCGAAATTGCGTAGTCGGTAATCCATGGAAGTGAATGCGTTTAGGTTAGCATTGTCATAAGCAATACTTTCCAGTTGTGGTTGAACTACTGATTTGAATATGCATTGTGTCATGAGTGCGTCGTCTAGTGGGTCATGAGGGGTTATGGGTCTGTGTGTGGTGTTGCAGTAATAAGCATGACAGTCATTAAGGCTGTTTGATTTGATGTCTTGGCTGAGTTCAATAGTTAGTTTCAGCTCATTATTGTGTGTCAATCTCAGGGTTTTCTCATTTGTTTGCTTGTTGTTGATTGCTTTTAAGTCGATGATTTCTAAATTTACAAAATGAGTTATCGTAAGTTGTTCTTTGAAGGTTTGTGCATGAAATTGGCAGAGATAATAAGTGTGACAAGTTTGAGCTGATGCATATATTGGGGTGGAAGTACATCGTGGTGTTATATTACAAATTTGTGCAGCGGGTGGATATAATGTATTAGCTTTTAAGAAACAGTGGTCATTATCACCAGCCCAGGTTATGATAACAGGTTTTACATGCATGTTATCGATGCAGAAATTTAGCAGGTGTTTAATATCAACGGTTACATTGTTTTTAATTCCCTGAGTGATAGTATCACGTAGGTAATTGTATTGTTCTGGAGCTTTGGCTTTTAACCAAGTGGCAATGTATGTTGATGTTAAAGGCTTGTTATTATCCTTGTAATTGTACTTTACGGGTGTTAATTGGTTGAATTTACTATATACGTAGCGCATTGGTGTTCCTGATATTCTACGATTGCCATAAGCACTTGTGAATCCATAAGATAACATTACTGGTTCTCGAGGGTCATCTCGCGGGTTTAAAAACTCGGAGTCGAAGAAAATGTAGTCATCCATAATAACATTAATGGGGTATTTGCGTTGTAATGTTTGTTTAGATGAAGCTATATTTCGGATGTTGATATATTCGAGAGGTGCAGATTGGTTATGTAGTGTTGTTGATAAAGTTACTTTAACAACTTTTCCGCTATTATTGAAAATTCTGAAATATGATAAATTGTGTTGGCCTAAAGTTTTGTACACATCTTGGTATAGAAATGCGGGATTTTGGTCAATTGGTGGGACTGTTATGAATAGCACTGATTTAGCACGTGAGATGGCTACATTGAAGCGATTAGGGTTCAATGTGAAGTTGTTGATTTGTGAGAGGCATAGTATAACTATATCAAACTCATCTCCTTGTGCAGAGTCGATTGTACTTAATTTAACAAATTCAGGAATAATTTTCTGGTTTTGCAGTGTGGCGAAATGTTGTAGTTGTGATTTGTAACTGCATATAATAGCTAGAGATGGTTGGTATTCTTGGCTTGCATGTAGAGTTAATGTTTGGGTAACCAATATTAAGATGTCTAAGACCTTGTCTGTTTCATCCTGGTTTAATATTACACCTTGGTTTCTGTAGGTTGGTGGGCCCACGTGTACTGTGTTAATTGGGTTAAGGGGTCGTATGAGTCGATCTTCTGCCTTTGTTGCACATACCATATCTTTATCAGCATAATACTGATCCTTGAAATATTGGAATATGTGTGGATGGCATCGGAAGTGGTCTTTAAGCACATGTACTTCGTTAGGGTAGGTCTCGGTGTAGAAATTAATTAAGGTATGAAATCTGGGTTGTAGTGGTTTTCTAGTTTCATCCACTCCGCTCAGTTGTCTGGGATCACCAGAAAATAGAACTCGTGTAGATGGTTTTAGATGGGAAAGGCCAGTTAGAAGATAATTGTCGGAGGTGAGGCTAAATTCGTCAAGAATTACTAAATCAATATCCCGCACATGCTGAACTGTAGAGAAGCTTTGGATAGTGGTAACGCAAATGCGATCTTTTTCTAACATGCTAGCACGGTAGGTAATGAAAGGATGTGGCTTGATTTCGTCTTTCATGCCTTCTGTGATTATTCTGACTAATCCTGAATTTTGGATATGCCTTCTTTTCATAATGTTTGCTATTTTAAATAGTAGGGCATTGGCTGATTGATGGGATGGTGTGTATATCAAAATTTTAAAGCCTTGTTCATGTAAATGATTGACTAAAATTGATAGGGTGTGTGATTTTCCAGTGCCAGGGCCTCCAAACATTATTTTGAAGCGGTGCTCATTGAGGTCATTCAGTAGGGTATTTATGTTCTGAGCTACATTTGGCTGAGATGGGATTTTTAATGAAGGGGTAAACCGTGGGAATGTACGAGCGGATATCGGCAATTGTTGGTTCCATGACAATAGTAATCGTGTGAATTCTGGAACGCGTTGGGTGGTATTGCGTAGGATTGCGCTAAGTGTGTTTAGACGTCGTTGTCTGATGAATGTACAATAATTTGGGATTTGTACGTCAGTTTTCCATATATAAGTTTTATTGCTACTTAGGTTGTGGTGTGTTAGGTTAATAGTGACCTCGCGGGTACCAATAAGGTATGAATATGATGAATGTTGATCAAGTTTGTATTCTAAGGGCACTTCGATGTAAAAGGAACCAGCTTCTTGTATGTTGGTAGGGGTAATGGGTATATCAACCACACTGGCATCAATGACTTTACTTTCGATTTTTGTAAGTTGCATAATTAGTTGATAATATGGTCTGACGATACCGTATGAACTCAATTGTAAAAGAATACGAATTCGATTAGCTAATTGATTTGATGGTATACTGTAATCTTGATAGAGATACAGCTGAACTAAACTCATGAATTTTTCATGTGTAACCACATATGTCGGGTGAGTTGCTATGTAACTTCTGTAGCATTGTTCATAAAATGATACAGATTTTGCTTCAGTTACACATAGGTAAAGGAGTGGTGGTAAATTGCTGGCAACATTGTTATTGACTAAGCGTATAGCGTGTTTAGGTTTATGTGTTTCGCAGAAATACATATCTTTACCTGAGGTATACAATTTGTTGATGTCTATAGCGAAACAATGGCGGCATTTAATAGTTTTACAATTTAGATATAGGCAATCGTGGCCTGAATATTGTAAGTGTTGTTCGATATGTGAGCCGTGGATGGTATCTTTACTATTGCAAAATGATTTTTCACATGTAGCACATGTTATATAAGCATTTTCTCCGCAAACGTAGCAATTGTAAGTTATTAATTGTCCTTTATTTTGCAATTCGGTTTTATTATGTGAGTTAAGTTGTAGTTCATATTCTTGTAACAGTTGTACCTTAAATAAGGAGAGGTTTTTATACCGATAACGGTATTTGTGAAGATATTCGATGTAGGCACTAGATTGGTCAAGGCCCCATAAGTGGTCGAAGTTTTCAAACATATCACAATTTTTAAGGTCAAACTGTACGTCCTGTAGTTCAGGGATTTTGACGCAATCTAAGAAGATATCTTCGGTGTTTTCAAGATGATCATCTATGTATGTGCGGATTGCATCAAGTAGTTTTAGTTCGTGGTGTGTAGGTGTATTTGCATACTTGAAATAAAATATATATAAATATGAATATAGTGCCAATAAACGTGTGATGCTAATAGAGGGTTCAAGGGTGTTTCGATTGTCACTAAGGAGCATTGCACTGTAAATTCTACCAAATTCGGGGATTGGAAAAGCCATGTCGCCAAAGTGGAAAGTATCCTGGGATAAAAATTCTCTTGCTTTGCGTTGGACAGGATCTAGATGATATTTATGCTTGTTAGTTGCTATGGCATATTTGCTTATCATGTGGCTTTCGGCCATAAAATCATCATATTTCACTAGGCGTGTGTCAATCAATATTAGGCCATCATCGCTAAGGTATGCACCTTTGGCTATACGGGTACGTATGCGATGTAGGATATCAGTGTTTCTAAGGAGGTTAACATTGGTGTTATCAATGTAATCAGATGGGATTGTCTCAAATACAGTTTTGCATAACGTATTGCGCAACTTGGATTCTATATGCACGTTTTCGGGGGTAGATTGGATGAGTTGAATAATCAAAGCATACATATCTATAAGCATGTGTAAGAATGAGTTGCCGTCTGCTGTTCTACTGTTTCCTGAGGTAACACCACCAGGTTTCTGATATAGTTCATTGCCAAAGACGAGGTAGTCGAAAAGGATTTGCGTGGTTTCTGACATGTACTCATGCCATGTTTCTGATGGGCTAGCTTGATTGTTTTTGAATTGGGTATTTTGGTCTATTAAATTGAAAAATACATTAGTAGTTGTCAATTGTAACATGTTGGAAATTCGGCGGTCCCATTTTGGATAATCTTTTCCTCCGAGTACTACGTGTTCAGTAGCATCAGGGTTATCTATGGGGGAATCTTTATAAAGATTTTTGTAAAGTTTATCCCAACCGCCATATTGTGCTATTAGGCCAATTAAAATTGGGCCACCTTTGTTGGCTGTATCTTTGATTTTATCTAAGAACCAGCGGAACAAAGAGCGTCCAGCTTCAGATTTATTTATATTAATAGCGAGGATTGTACGATCGCGATGTTTAGTTGAAATGGCTACTTTATTAATTACTAAAGTTAAAGCCTGGTCTGCTGAGTGTCGTTTATGATAAACTAGTTTATCACGATATTCGCCATAAAGGGTACGCATGAATTCTGAATCACCAAATGTGCGGTATGGAGTACCGGAGGATTTGTGTTTGTTACGTATGGGCACTTCGGAAGGGACCATGGGACAGTTTGGTTTTCCGTCTGAAGCTAGGATGGTTTCAGTTAGGAGTTGGTGTAATAGTTCAGTAGCCATTAAATAAACTACAGGGGAAACTGCTGCTGCGGTATTTTGATTGAACATTTCTAGATCCTCCTTGATCGAGTCTGCTGATGGAGTCTTGATGTAATAGGGGCTAGTAAATGTTAAATTGGGGTCGTTAACAATTGGGTTGATGTTCAGTGGGGGGATCAAAGCTGTTATTCCAGTGGAATCTAAGTGAGATTTTAGTTCATAATCTATGTAGAGGTCAGGCTTTGTTTTCATTGTATATTTGTACTCGTTATGTTCGTTGAAGTCACCATGTTTTAGCAGGGCCGTATCAAATTCAACTAGTGGGTTAATTTTACGAGGAGTTTTGTAATCTTGAAGATTAGCTTTTGCATGTACATTGGAGCCTAAATCGTAAACGGCTTTTATGTCATTAGGGATCTCATCTTGACATTGTTCACAATCTGCCAATAGTGTAGCAGGCATTTTGCCTATAATTGGAAAGGAGATTGTTTTGGTGTGTTCATAATTAATGGAGTCAAAATGAGCTAGGTTTACGTTGGCATCGTATAAGTTGTTAAGCCAAATATTTAAATTGACTTTTAACATGCGAGTGTAAGCTTCAAGCTCGTAGGGGTGGTTTTCTATGAAGAGTTCGTGAATTACTGCATCATTGGGTAAATTGCAAAGGATATCTCGGAGTTGGTTAAATTGGCTGTGGTCGATTTTGCAAAATATGGTACCATCAAATGTTTTGATGGTGTTGTGCGTTAATTCAATGTATTCTGACATGGGTCGTGTGGGTTTAAGAATAACTTGAATTGAGTCATGTTCAGGAATAGTAATTTGTGGGGCTTGCATAGAGTCGTAGCAATTCCAAAGTGGTTCAGGTTTTACAGCGTAAACATCAAGTTTAAGGTATTCAGCAAAGTGTTGTATTGAAGGTCGATATAGAGTTGAGTCGTCGAATGTTCCGTCCAAAGGGAATTCACGGATGTTGGAGATAGCCATTTCGAATTGATCAATTAGATCAATGGAAGGATCTATAGGGCGGGCGTAGATGGGTTGTGAAATAAAGTACATACCGGTGTGCTCATAAATAGAGTACAGGGTGTGATAGTAAGGTTGCATCTTACGAAGTTGGTCTTTAAGTTCGAGGGTTCTTGTATACTCGGTTTTGGTGTAATCTTCAAAATCTAGTATGCCATTCAAATCTACGTTGTCGGAGGTCAATACAAAGTCGTAATGTTGAAACATGAAGTTGATAGTACTGAATACTTGTTTGTTGAGTTTGTGCATTAAGAGTCCGAATTCTGCAAGAAAACGGCGGCATAACATACAACAGGTGTGCTGTGGTGCTGAAGAATGCTGTTGGATATTGTTAAGAAGGGTAGGAGATATTTTATGATATGTAACTTGGGGTAGTGTATCATAGAGGGGCTTCCAATTTTCAGATTTAATTACACCATATAAGTCAGCCAAACTAAGAGCTGTCATATTGTGTCTCATGAGGTAATTTATAGATTGACGCATAAAGGTATGCTTGATCAAAAAGAGGTCTATTTTGGAAGTCTTGGTTAACATTTCATAAATTGTGTGTTCTTTTTCAATGTTAGGTTTAACTTTGACATTGACAATCTCTGAATTGGGTGTTATATAAGAAACGGATGTTTTGTTGCAGGATATATCAAGAGTATAGCGAACATTTTGCTTGCTAACAGTACGGATTTGATGATATCGGGCGACGTTGGTATTCCTGCTTAATGAACGTGCCCATTTTGAAAATCCGTATTAATGGTCATTTTGTTAACAGATTCGCTGAGGGATTCAGGATTGTCATGATTTATGCTATGACGCCACACCTGCATACAATTAATATACAGGGATAAGTGGTTAGAGGGGATTTCGTTATGAATTATGAGGCAAATATGTATTGAAGGATTGAGCTTGCTTAGGTAGTTTTCCATAGCTATGTAAAGGTGCTCATCTTGTGGTTGCAATTTAAGGATCAATAGATAAATGTGGTTCTCTTTTAATTCATCTAGCATATTGTCATTGACTGGTTTACAGAAAATTGTAGAATTAATTTGGGTTTGGGTGTCAATTAGGGTTAAACTTTCATTGGACATAGTAGCACAATCTTGAAGTTTGAGTTGGATTTGGTTGATCATAGCATTGAGAATTGCGATGTCAGTGGGGCATACATCAGAAATGTAATAATAGCCTTCAGGATCGGCTTGTTTGAGTTTTAGATTAGTGATGTGTCGGTAGCGTGCAGGGGGTGGTGAAATAGGAATGCTGCGTCGCATCAACCATATGCGTCCGTTATATACTGCGTTTACATCTCCAATAGTTTTATCTATGAAGGTGTATTCAAGGCTGTCTGGCTTGATATTAAGAGGTGTCAAATATGCTTGATTTATGATAACTGAGTTATCAGAGGGGTGGTAACAATTAATGCTACAGGTACTTTCGCGTATTGACAGGCATTGGGTGCAAGGAAGACATTGTGGACAGCTATGGTAGCGTGATACAAAATTGCTAAGTGTTGCATAACGTTTTAGATCTGCTGGGTAAATAGCTCCACAGCGAGGGTGTCGATTATTTTTGTAATAGGTTCTACAACGTTCGCATGCATCTACATGAGCATACCAAGCATCTTTAATCTGCATGGTGCAATTGAAATAACCATGTTTATGGGGTAATGTACAGACAAATTCTTCAGAGCCACACATACTGGGTAGTTTCTGATAGCCGTTGCCTGTCCAAAGTACTGTTGAAAGAGTTGTGAAATTGGTCGTAATTGCTTGATTATTCATCACAGTGTTTTTGACTCTACCTTGATAGTAGTAATCAGATTCAGCTTCTGTGAGTTCAAATTCCACATTGGTGCCAGCAAGAGCTTTTGTTATCTTGCGAGCTTCGTTTTGTAACATAAAGCGATTGGCGAAACAGGCATGAACCATGTGAACTATAGCACTAGCGATGTTTTGGTTTTGGCGCTGTATTTTTCTAATGCGGTTGTTCTGTTCAATTATGGTCTTAGATTCTGCCATACGTGCGCGTTCTACTTTCTTGGCTTCGATTGTGGCTTGTTGTACTTGTAGGTTGATTTGTTTGTTGAACAAAGCTATTACGCGTACAAGGCTATTCATGACAAAGTTTTTGTCTTTGGCATGGGCGGTCAAGTAGGAGGAAGTAAGGAGGTCTTTATGTTTGTATATTTCCGACAGTAGTGGGATAAGGTTTTCGGAGTGGTCATTACTGTTACGTAAAGTGGTGATATGTTGTACGAGAGCTTCGGTAGCTTGTGTAAGTAGTTCTCGGTTAAGAGTTTCAGGTGTGGAGCTTACAATAAGATAGCGTACAAGTTCACCAATGTTTGCGGATTGAATACTGGAAATATCGAATTCTGAATTCATGTTTCGAAGAGTTACTAAACAGTCTTGCTTTTCAACAAGTTCCATTTGTAAGTTGTCTAAGGCGGGGTCTATGATTTTTGTGGTGTGTTCATTCTCATCATAGTTAATTTCGAAACCATTCAGGTCAAAGTTTCCAGTGTCATTGATGTATGACATAATCAATTTTATCTGGTCATCGTATTTTTCAACTTGCTCAAATACGATAAACAGGATGGGGTATAATTTATAAATTTCATCTATATTTTGTTTTAACACTGCTTCTGCATCGTGGGTTTGGTCCCATTTAGCCATTAGGTCATCAACATTGTTGACTACTTGTTCTAATTCACTAAAGGCGGGGTATGGTTTAATGCATTTGAGTAGTGTAGCGAGTTGGATACACAGGTTTTTAGATGTTCCGAGTTCAGTGGCTAATGTTTTTGCTAGTTTTAAATTTTTATTACGGTAAACGTTCAACGCGGTTAAAGGTTTTGTAAATGCGGGTAAGGCTGTTAAACGTAGTGGTATACAAATAAGTCCAATATAAATACGGTAATAAAACAGTGGAATAGCATAGCATAGGCTGAGTAGGGTAACTTTGATGCGCTTGTCCATCTTGATAAAGATGATGATCATGCTAACCAGGGCACATATAATATGTAGTGGGGAGCGGTTGGATAGCATGTAAATAATGATATAAAGCAAATCTAGGAGGTATGTGTAGTCAGTAGCCAATTTAGCAATTGGATTGTTAATAGCTAACTGGGTTTCACTTTGGTTAGTTAAATTTGTTTGTAGGTTTGCTACACCATATTTGATGCTCATTTCAAAGCTGCGGGAATTAATCAATGTATTTGTGTATTTAATAAAATTTTGAATGAAATTCTTGTAATCAATGTAATAACCATGTTGATTGTATTGTTCTGCTGTAATATTGAAATCTGCTAACAATTGTGGGTCGTAAGGGAGCTTTGTATTACCTTGGTTGGTAAGGTATTGGAGTGTTTGTAGTGTAGCTCGCACGTCTCGTAGGGGATGTTGGTAGCAAATCTTGGCTGTGTAGAAATCGTAGTCCTCTGGTTGGGGTAGATTTATACCATTGTCAAGTGTTATCATGATTTCGGAAGGGTGTTGAATTTTGTAGCTAGTCCAGATATTTGGTGTACCTGTCGTGCAGTTTAAGAAACTTACGTCAGCTGAGCCTGCACAATGCAGTCCTAAGAGCTGTCCGCGGGGGTCAAAAAGCATTCCTCCACAGTCTCCAAAAACGGTTCTGATGTCGTGGTGTCCCTCTGCTATGAAACCAGTATGTACGCAAAGTACATCTTTAGCGGTTTCACTATCATAACGAGATAAATATAGGGTTACGGGTCCAGTATAGGATAGTGGTTTCGGGTGAATTTTAACATCAGGTACGCTTTTAGGATCAACTAGTGGGATACGGATTAGTGTTCCAATTAATTCAGCATTATCAATATCGTATTTAGAGCGTTCTAAGTTTTTACATTTGTTCAAACCTTTACCGTTTGCATAATGACTGTCAAAGTCTTTCTGATTGGATCCAAAGAGGTGTCGTAGGATATAAATATAACCGTTGACTACGGAACCACGAAGGCTAGATACAGAGTCATATGTAATCAGTGGGTTAATTGAAACGGGTAGTGGTAGAGCAATGTATGGGATAGAAGGGTTGCTAAGAGCACTCTTATTACGGATGGTTGTTGACATATTTGAATCATTACTAGAATGGTTCATAACTTCACTAGCAGTAGAGCAGAATACGCTATTGCTACAGCGGGGGATATGTAAAGTATGTCGGGGGTTAAAAGTGGGTGCTAGCACAGTATTTGTGTAACAAGCGGCTAAATAGACACTTTCTAGTAATTTATCACTAGTAGCATCTCCAATGTACATGTTCATAACACGACGTAGGCTTGATTTAGCGGCTTCATCTGTCTTTTCGCGAGTACTTTCTCTGTACTTAACCCAATCTGCATGAGCTGTTGCCATAGTTACTGAACTACGACGGTAATTGGGTAGTTGAGAGCGGCGATAGATGTGTGCAACATAGGTGGTTATAATGAGCATAAGAATGCCATAACCAGTAAATAAATATGGGAGAAGGATATAGTAGAAAGTCGCTAGTACTTCAAAGACGAGTGCTACAAAATGCAGCACACAAGTACGCAATTGTTCTGGAGTTCGTTTCGAATATGTTGTTACAAAAGATACAAAATCAATGGTAACAGTGAGCAAGATGCTAAGCATAAGCAGAACACCATAGCTAGTTGAAGCTACAAATGGAATATGATTGTAGAGCCAGGAGAGGATGAAAGAACCAGGGAATGCCGGGGTAAGTATTCTGGGTCCAAAGGCATATACAAAGATGATACACATCTTAATGAACATTATATATTTGTTCTCTCGAATTTGTACAGCTGCTAATACAATAATAGTAAGTGCTGCAGTATAGAGAATTAGGAACGGGCCAATTTCGGCAATAAAATGATCAATAGATTGTGCACCAGTTATATATGGGAAGCAGGTTAACGTTGTTTCAGGGGTAAAAGCTGGCACTGGGATGGTAGAGGTTTTGCAATATTCCAGATAATCCTCACGTACAGTGAGTACATATTGATTTGCATTAGTAAACAAGGGGCGATAAAATAGATGCTTTTGGCCTCGATAAATATAGCCGGTGGCCTGGGTAAGGGAATATAGAGATTGTTTATTAATGGGCAAGTCAATATCATGTGTTGAATAAGCGTTACTATCCAGTCCATATCTTAAATTTATGACGGAAATTGGTTGTAGTTGGTCACTGACGCAATCATTGTACAAGCTTAGGGTATCGGTGTGATGTAAGAAATCACAAAATCTACCTAAGTCAAATGCACGAAGTGTTTGGTGATAGAAGTCATTGCGGAGTGGGTAGTGTTGTTCAAATTTTTCGGTCATAGTTGTGAAGCTATCGACTACATTGTGGACACGTGTGGTAAGTTGTTGTTTAAGTGTTTCATACGTGGCGGTGAAGAGGTCAGTATATGTAGTTTGCTTCGTGTAGAATACCTGGGAAAAGTAGGTAGTGTAGTAATTCAATGTATTTAAAATTTGAGATTCTAGGGGTGTTTCGATAGGGATTTCGTTTGAATCGTCAAAGACAGTGGAGATAGTGATTATATTCTCAGTCATGCGTACTGCAAAAGGTGTATTCCATTCATTAGTTACGATGCAATTCTGATAATAATCTGTCAAATATTGAAGGGAGGAAACATTGAACAATTTTACCTGTTGTGTAAAGAGTGTCAAAGTGTGTGGGTAAGTGGGGATGTCAATATAAGGATCAATAAATGAGAAAAATGCTGTGGCTTTATTGCAATCGAGGTCTTGTACATCATTAACAAGTATTATATTAGTGTTGCTGTAGATTGTTTGCAAGTGTTCCATCAGAGAGTTTCGATCTGTATAAAGGTCAAGCTCAGAACCAGATGTTGTTTTTACAATGTTGTTAGCATCCACGCAATTTTGCATGTAAGTAGCTAGTGGTTGTAAGTCCCGTAGTGTGCCATTTAACGCAAATGTGATTTGGTTGGCTGGGAGTTTTTCTTTGGTTGCTTGAGTTATGATCTGAATGATCGAAATTGCATCAGAGGTTAAGTCACTGGATTTTAAATAGTTGAATAGTGGTTCACAAACGTCGGTGGTCTTTGGTTGAATTTCAGGGATATATTCAACGGCGGCAAATTCTAGTTGGAAATCTTCGCAAAATTTATGGTTGACACCGCATTCCAAGTAGTTACCATTTGCATTCTTTACGACTGTTGTATTAAACAAGGTGGGGTCATATATGCAGTGGTTAGTCTTGGTGTCGGTAGAGAGGCAATATGAATTTTTGTACATGTGGCGTTCCAATTTATAATTGTTGTACTGGAGTACACCAGACATTAAATCGTCATACATACGCAGTTCATATTGTTGGAAATAGCGAAGTTTAGTGTAGAAGTCCTGACTTGGATTTATGACTTCAGGTTCTTGTTTTACAGTAGATTGCATGCTACAACTACATATTTGTTTACATTCGGGGCTGATAATGAGGGGGCGTCCAGTTGTTGAATGTTCTATACGTCTAGTTAGATGGTTGGTAATTTTGATGTCAAGGGCTGATGCATTAAAATTCAAACCAGAGAAAAGTATGCAAGTAGGAGCTTCACAATCGAAAGTTACTTTATCCGAGAGTTGAAGAATCTTACCTACATAATCACTCCTAATAGTATTAGGTGTGTTGTAGACTATTTTGCTGTTGTCTGTTGTATTTATGTTATATACTTCAGCCAGTATTTGTAGATCTGTCTTTGTTTCAAGAGTTGATAGTACAAATGTGTTAAGAGGTAGCAAACCGTAGAAAGCCTTAAGTAAATATTCATCAATGGGTTGTGGTTTAATGATATTGTTAAGGTTTAAATCGGTAGTCTGCATGGATAGGCGTACGAGAGGTTCATAGTTATTTCCGTCAAGTGAGAAACAGGGTTTCTTTACTTGTTCATAATTGTAGAAGGCCATGTATTTGGTGTTTGTTAAGTTGTTAACTAGTTGGCAAGGGATGCCATCTTCGTTAGTATTATGGTATTCTGTACAAATTTTTGAAAAACTAGTTTGAACCAAAGCAAATATGCATAGTAGAGTCATGAAGCTGGGTCCAAAAGCAACGCGAACCGGATTAACTCCAATTTTTGTCTGCTTACCTTGAGGGTTTTCTGTAGTGGATTCTTCTGCAGGTAGGCGGGCTTTTGATTTTCCTATTTTAGAGGTTTTGTATTTCAAGAGGTTGGTCTGTGGTTTAAGCTGTATTTCTTGCTTTTCAAGGTTATGTTCGTCTTCATCATCAACCTTGGTGGATTTTACTTCTTTAAACAACCAGTTAGTGCGAGCTTCCTTTTGGTAGCTAGTGAATGCGCATAGCAGGTTAGTATTGTTAGTAAAATGTAATAGACTCGAATCCTTATACAATTGCATAGTGGGTACATCAGGTATAGGGAGGTCTGTATACACCATTAAATGATCCAACACAAGCGATAACTGAGCAATTAAATCATTCAGTTGTTCTTGGTTTTCATAGGCGAAGAAGCCTATATGGGGGTGTTCAATGGTATCGTTAATGTAAATCTGTCCTAGGTTAGTAGATTTAGGTTTAAGGGTGGCTAGGGTAGATTTAGGTGCTAGTGCGAAACGGCTTGGAATAATGGACACTGGGGTACCAAAAATTTCAGTAAACAGTTTAGGGTTGTGTTCAAAAGCTTTAATGTTATGTACGGTGTAAGCTTGTACTTGTTTGAGGTCCTTGTTGAACTTACGTATTTTACATACATTAGCTAGAATAAGGGCATCAATGGTGTTTACGTGTTTGGCGGATTGTGTATTGTGACCATAGAGGTTACAACGTGTGCAAAATTCGGTTAGGTTTACGCGATCAATACGAGCATAATCGGGCGTTAGAAAAACGTTTTGGCGAGACTCATCACGGGCATATACAGGAACTTGATAGTAGTAGTACTTGCGGGTGAAAAAGTAGTGAATCCGTTGAATGAGCGTTTTGAGGGTATTGTCATTAACAGGGCCGGATAGTGGATTAGGCATGAAGCGCTTCAGCAAATAAATGCAAAAGACACTAAGTATTGATAAGGGAGTCCAATAAGTCAACATGTTGATGTAGAATGTCTGGGTATTGGTTATGTGATCTCTCTGCAAAACGACATTGTCGTAAGCAGCGTAATCGTGGTAAGTCATTGTATAGTTATATCATTAACTATTATTACAACATAGGGATTTGATTTTGAGCACTTCTACTTACACCAAAAACTGATTCAGAATTTAGTTATAAATGTTTGTACTACGGGTGAGCTAGCGCCTATGATGTGACTTGGTCTGATAAGATGTTAAGTGGGAGAGTTGTCTCAGAGGGTCTCAAACAAACAAAGTTGCTAGTTCAATTCACTAGGTTTAGCGTCTTTAGCAGACGGACGGGGTTTATACTTGTAGTAGTAGTATTAAGGCGATTATCAAAAGATATCAAAGT